ATTGTAAAATATTTACTGCCTGTTGTAGTACATTACCAGTTCTGTAACAATAGCTAAAAATCTTACTTACTTTTTTATCGGTATAATTATCAGTTATTTTAATACGTGCGCCTCTGTAATTTGTAGGCCCTAAAAAAGTTACTTCAATAGCTCTAGTATTTTTTATTTTATAATATTCCATCTTATTTATTTTTATAGTTATTAATTTCTTTTAATACCTCTATTTTTGCCTTGTTTTTAGCTATGTTGATTTCGGTTTCTAATAAATCCAGCTGGCTGTTGATATACCAGTCGTCGTTTAAATTTGCGTAATCTCTTAATTTTTCTATTGATTTCATTGTCTTAGTTTTATAGGGGCGCATGCGCCCCTTTGTTAATATTAATTGATTTCCTCTTTTAAATTCTCTAAAGCCATTTTATACCCGAATTGGATAGCCATTTGCATCGCAATCAATGTCCCAGTTCCATTGCAAGCACTTGCGAAAGACTCTAAATCTTCTCTGTTTTTTGGTGTAGCTACAATGCTGCGTTCCATTGATTTCAATTCTTTTTCGATAAATTCGTTTAATGATTCCATTTTTTTAATGTTTTAAAATACTGTGCCTTATTGACGGTGTAAAGATACAACTTATTTTCGAATACACAACAAAAAAAACAAAAAACTTTACAATTTAAGTTTTTTTATGTTTTTCACTCCTATAAATATAGGCTAAATTTGTAGAGCCTTTACCCGTCAAAATTAAGGTACACTATTTAGAATCAAAATAAATAACAAAAATGTTTGTGAGAACCAAAAAATTATTTTACCTTTACATCGTACTACGACGGGTACGGGTCTGGACTGAGAGGTTCGAAAGAGTAGACTCCGTCCTACCCTAAACTCAAATTATCAAGAATCATTCTAAATAACAAAAATACCCCCATCATATTAAACAGCCCCCATCATATTAAACATAGGGTATCATATTAAACATCCCTCCATATTAAACACACCCCATCATATTAAACAAAAAAAAAGGGAGACAAAATTAATTGACCCCCTTCATATTAAACATTTTATTTTTACCTTATCACATAAACTCCAGAGTTTACTCCTTGTACTAAATACATCATACCATACCTAATAGCATCTATAAAGTGATTAAACTTATCTATTGGTGCTTCACCCTTATCTTTCCATACATAGTTGTTTAGCTCTCTTATTATACCGTGAGAACCTCTATCTACTACTATCTCATAATCTTGCATTAAAGCAATACCTGATAATATACTACCTTTCTTCTTTACTGTAGGCTTTATATTAAGACCCAATGTTTTCATCTCTGATATTAAACGTGGCTCACTATTATCACAAATAATCAAATCCATACCACACTCTCTTCTATTCATACCTGCTATCTCAGATGTGTTTAGATTAGGTTTTCCGTAAATTTCCTTAACCCAAACCTTTCTTGCGTTCTTATCTACCGAAATCTTCACAAGTGTCGTTAAATCGGCTGAAAATCCAAAATCCTGACCATAGCAAGTAAGTTCTGTAGGAATAAAGTCTCCAACTCTCCATTTTCTTATAATAGTACCTTCTGCTTTCTCAAGCCAACCTCCTAATATTTGGTGTTGATACTTGTCTGGTCTCTTACGTTTCATCTCGTAAATTCTCTCCAAGAATGATTGAGATAAGTTCTTCTTATTATCTTTGTAAGTTGTATGTACATAAGTAACATTACCTTTAACCATATTAGAGGCTGCCAATACGTTTTCATTTTGGAAGAACCTCTGATATATCCAATGCTCTTTAGTTGTTGGATTCAGTATAAGAATAACTCTGTTTTGTTTAGTTTGTGAACGTATAGAGAAGTCAATCTTATCAAATGTACCTTCATCTACAAGTTCCTCTGCTTCATCAACTACAAACGTAGTTATACCATTCAAGGATTTAAGTGCAGCAGTTTGATTACCAGATGATGTTCTAATACCTTTAAATATTATAGAACTACCTGTCTTTAGGTTCATAATCTCATCTTTAGTTATCCTAAAATCATCGTGAACTCCCATTAAGTTAATCTTCTCAATAAATTCAGGTATAATAGATGTATGTGCTGACATCATAGTATAACGTGAAAACAGTATCTTATGACCTTGTTCATAGGTTAGGTTAAGTAAGAATACGTTTATACCAAACGACTTACCACTACCCCTACCTCCTGTAACAACAAAATACCTACTCTCATTCTTGAAAATAGGTATGTATTTTTCGTGTATGTCTATCTTACTCATCTTTTGGTGTTACGTCTATAATCTTCTCTTTAATCTTCTTACCTTCAATACTATCTCCAAAGAAATTAATCACAGGAGCATTAGGTTTCTTAGTAGAGGTTTCTTTGTCTTCATCATAAGCATAGTCCATAAGTAATTTCATATGATTGTAGCTACCTTCTTTTGCTTTCTTAGCTAAACTTTCAAAAGCATTTACCTCACTACCAAATACATTCTTGATAGCTTTCTTAGCATATTGCTTCTTACGATTCTTCTTAGCGGTATTCATTGCAGGTTTGTTAGACCTCTCTTTATCTGGTACAGGTAGCTTGGGAATAGATTTCTTTCTGCTATTCCCTTTTCTACCGTCTGTTGGCTTAATCTCTTGTGAATTACTCATATTATGATAACTAATGTGTTGTTGTTTTGTTTTTTAGCTATAGTAGTAATAGTTATCTTGCTCACCTCTTTCAGCCTCGTAATAGTTCTTTGTAATCTCTATTTGGTACTCTAACAAGCCTGACAAGTAACCACATAGAAAGGTAACATCTGCATCAGATAAATCATAAGTATCTTCTCCTTCTAATATATCTATCCTTAGCACTTCGTTTATGTCAAGGAATAAATCTATTGTATAATCCTCTCCTTCATAATAGATAGAAACCTCGTTTGGAAGTGGGTTCGAAGAAAAGCCTTCTGTTGAATATTCTGGTCTTATTGATAATATCTTATCCTTTAGTTGTTCTTTCATAATATTTTTGTTTTAAAATAATTCTGTTTGTTTTACGTCTTGTTTTCTTATTATACCTAAAGCAGTTTCAAATATTGTTTTTCCAGCATCATAATCCACCAAATTTCTACCTATCTTAACTTTACTTTGTTCTCCTTTATAAGTACTTAAATCTATTTCGTGAAACTTACAAAGTTCTTGCAATTCGTTTTTTGTTTGCGATATTTTAAAACGTCTATCTCGTAAATTACTTGGTAAATTAAAATTAGTCCAATATAAATGTCTACCTCTCTTTTTAGGGTTTAACATTGGTTGATAGTAAGGAATAACATTCTCAACAACATACTTGCCCTTAAAGTGATAATCTAATAAAAGTATTTCTGAATATAAATTCATATTCGGATAAGTTGGACTCTTACCATTAGCACCTATTGCCCAATACCTGGCTCTACTATGTGTAGGACAAGGAGGAGAACTCCATATGAAATCAAACTCATTATAATGTTCAAGTAAATATTGATGTGCATCAGCAACTATTACTGTATCGTTTGGAAAACGTTCTTGATATATTTTAGCAAGTTCTTTATCTAATTCAACAGCAGTAACCTGAATGTCTTCTTTTACTTCGTTCCACTTATATCGGTTTCCACCCAAACAAGCATATAGGTTTAATATTTTCATCCTTGATTATTTTTATAATTATTTAAGAAAACCTCCATAGTTGGTTTAAATTCGCTTATAGAAGATATAACTGCATTATTCTGTTTAGCTAACATTCTATACTTCTTAAATAAGAAATTCATAGTTTTAATGTCTCTTTTTGCTCCAGAAAAAGCTATTGTTATCATCTCTCTAACACAGTATGCTTGTATCTTACTTTTACCAAACTCTTTTGATAATTCAGATATTTTATCAATTAAATAAAAAGAAAATTGTTTATCTAAAATCCTTGCACTACCATCTTTAAAAGCTAAATGAGATGCTCTACCTCTTGAGAAGAAACAATTAACTACATTACCAACAGAAATATTATTATAGTTAGATAAATAAGAATTGTAAACAACATCGTAATCTTTATTGTATTTTGAAAATGCCTTTAAGTAATCTAAAGTACTCCAGGATTTATTACCATTATTTAAGCTAATAATACATTCTAAATGCTCAGACTCTTTGGTAGTATCAACCCAACTAATAATGTATGCTGGTATTGTCTTTTGGTTTAACGACTTAGCACTTTGAATTCTATGGTGACCTTCTATTACGTCTCCAGTAGAGGAAACAACTATTGGCATCATCCAACCATATTCATTTAATTTACTCTTAAAGTTCTCTGAATGTTTATCAACAGTATCTCTATTAACTATCGCTGCTTTTAATTTACTTAAAGGGTAATAAGCATTGTACTCTCCTCTTTTAATTTCTTGATTAATCATTTTGTTTGTTTTTAATTATTAATATTATTTTGTTATGAGACAAACCTACAATACTTTTTTAGATTGACAATACTTTTTAACAAATTTTAACATTTCTTTAACATTTACCTGTCCACCCTATCTTTACTTCTCAACAGTTCTATCTCCCTATTTAAGTAGTCTTGTGCCTTAATTAAGTCAAGTAGTTCATCGTGCTTCTTACCTGCTCTTGCAATATACTTGATGATATTACCTCTACAGAAGTTTAAATCGTAATCTCTTATAACATCTATAATGTCATAATCTTTTCCGTTCTCGTAATGTGGTTGTGTACCTCTCATAATTAATTATCTTTGATTGTAACTATTATTTTTATTACTATTATTACAAATACTGTGATTAAAATTCCCATAATATAAAATTTATTGATTAAAAGCAGTAACCTTCCATAGAGGTTTCTCCTAAAAAAACTTGACATTCATCTTTATTTTTCCAACTCCAAGATTTAACTCTTAAACTAACAATCTCTCGTACTTCTTCTCTCTTATCCTCTGGAATGGTGTCTATAAGCCTTTCTAAGGCATCTTTACCCTTGTTTAGTGTATTTGTATAGATATTTTGTTTAGAGTCGTTTAAACGCTTCTTTTGTGCTTGTTCTATTGTAAGGAACTCTTCTGCCTTATCATTAAAGTACACATTGTATGTATTTCTGAATGAAGCATATGATTTATAGTAAATACCTACCTTTTTTACTGCGTGAGTTATAGATGAACGACCTTTTTGCACACCTCTTGTGCTAAACCAATCAGAAATCATCTCATCAGTCATAAAATTCAAGTCTTTTAGTATTTTATAGAATAATGTTCGTGTAATCATTATCTCTGTCTTCCTTGAATTACTATTTAACTCAATTCCTGTTAACTGTTCGTAATCTTTAGCTAAATCATCTGCTACTTGTTTATTGTATCCTCTCATTTTTATTTGTTTTAATTTAATTTGTTATTTTCTTTTATTTTATCTATTTCTATCATTGTTTTAGTGAAGGTATTGGTCTCATACCAATCTAAAGCCTTTTTTATACCAGCACAAGCCAAATAGTACTCTTGTTCCTCGTAATATTCTAAAATCTCTTCTAAAAC